GTCAGTCTCTGCTGGGACATTCACGGAATCCGCAAATTCACTCATCTAAATCACTCCTCTGTTTTGGTTTGTTTCTTCCTGCGGATACTCCGCTGGACCTGGGCATTCAGTTCGTTCTGCAGGTTCACGACTGCATGGTAGGCGTTCCAGCAGGATTCTCGTTCTGCAGCAGTCTTCCCTGCAATCCACTGCTGGACTAGGCTGGATTTCAAATCATCGAATGCCTGACGTACTGCATCTTCCTGCAGAATTTTCTTGGCAGCATCACCGATGCGGATCGTTGGGTCACTCATCTTCTGCCTCTCTGTTGTTTGATGCACCTGCCGAGTTTTGCACAGACCTTGGGTGCTGGGCAGGTGGGACATGGCTTGAATCGGAGGGGGTTGGGCATGGGTTTAATCCAGTAATGATTGAATAATCAATTCGTCCAAAGGGACATCGTAGTCGTCTAGGGGGAATTTCGCAGCACGTTCTGCTGGAGTGTAATTCATTCGTTTTTCAACTATTCGTGACTCTGCTTCTCCACCTATCCGCTTGTACAGTTCGTGATCACTCATTGGATCAAGGGTGACTCTCCACCTGTCAAATTCTTCTTTTGCTCTTGCTGCTGGCACAAGTTTCGTTTGCTTCCGTTCTAATTTCCCAATTTCAGATTTTAATTTCTTGGGTTCATTTAGCAGATCAAGAACTTCATCTGTATCTGAAAAATAAGAAGCGCCTGAATTAATCTTAGAAAACAACTCGTTTTCTGCTTTTTGTCTTAATACCCTTGCTCCATTACGAACCCAATCATAACGGGCCTCACCATACCGTTTGGGCATTGGGCCGATTTGATCAGATACTCGTTGATTGATGCCAAAATCCGATAATCTTGTCAGCAGTCTGGTTTTTGGTTTGTCTGAATTCTCAAGTCTTCTTAAATAATTGATATAATCAATTTTTCTTAAATCAGATAATGTACTTGTTGTTACCTTGTACTCTCTGATTTTATTGTAATCCAAATCTTTAGACCTTGAGAAAAAACTCTGATTTAAATCTCTTCGGGCTATATCTGGATTGCTCCCTCTTGTGAATCCTTCTCGCCCCTGAATGCCGTGTTGGATTTCGTGTAACAGGATTTTCTTCCCAAGATTTGGCTGAACAAAGTAATCGTCATCAATCACTATTCTTTCAGATGAGGTTGGAGTTCCTCTTGTATGATACCCAGCATATCCTTCCAGTGGTTGGGATTGAAGTGGAACAGTGCCCACATCATCATAGTTCCGATAAAGTTCTGGGTGATCCAAAAGGTCAGAAGTGTGATAACCTGCATAGGTTTTTCCTGGAATATACTCTGCAGCACTATCATCAATCTCATACCTCAGTTTGCCATCTGGCCCTCGGTATACTCCTGTTTGTTCCCATCCTTTTTTGTTTGCTAATGCCTTCCACCAAGGATGCTGACGACTCCAAGCACCTAATCCTTTCAATTCTTCTGCTTCAACCTGTTCAAACTTCTCTGCCAGCGCCTTGGGAAAGTTCTTGGCCTTTGCCCCAATCACAATGCCTGGTGCAGTCACCGGAAGTCCCTGTCCTGCCATCCCTGCATCGGTCAGCAGTCCCTGGTACTTTGGATCTTCCATCAAATTGTCGAATCGATCCTCTGGTGTCGCAAACGGAGCAACCGGATAATCCTCGGCATACAGTAAGGATTCGGCAGCAGGTTTGATTGGGCTGAACATCGTCAGAGAGTCCAGTAGTCCCATCAGTCTCTTGCCATAGTCCTCATTGGTGGCAATCGTGCTGCCCCGTGATCCGTACCGTCTAGGTCTCATACTGGCATCTGCCCTGGTGGGGTTTGCTCATACATCTGCTGTTGTCTCACTTGGTCCACTCGTTCCAGTTCTCGGTTGCGGGTCAGGGCATCCAGCAATGGGCTGGCATCAATCGGTTGTCCGTATTTGAAGGACAACTCTTTGAGTTTAATGAAGAGTTCTGCTTCCATCTCGTCCCTCTTCCTGTCGTCCTCTCTCTTCATTTCTTCTTGTCTGTGAGTAATCTCGATCTGTTTTCTCTGGATCTCTGCCTGGGCCAGCATTTCTTCCGGTGAGGGTTTAGGTTCCTCGTTCTGTTGCTGCATCACCTGCTGCATCTGTTGCTGCAAGAGTGCCTGCATCTGCTGTGGGGGTCTGAGGTATGATCCTGCCTCGGCACCCAGTCCTTGATCTGCAAAGAGACGTTGCAAAGTCTGGTAATACTGTTCTGGCCCAACGATTGGATTCATCGGTCCGTAGGTCTGGATCAGCATCTCTTGCTTGGCAAGTAATCCCAGCAGTGCCTGTCTGCGCTCCTCTTCAGATCCTCGTCCCAAGGGAAGGGTGATCAGGACATCGTAATCTGCAAAACTCTGCGGATCGACCTGGACGAATTCACCCCGCAGTCTCATCACGGTCGGCTGGTCCATGTGCAACAAGGTGAGCTGCAACAATCGTTTGTAGAGGGGTTTGAAACCAGATTCGGCAATGTTTCGGGCGATCAGTTCCAGTCTGGCCTGTGCGGCCTTTTGGGTCGCAGATACCGCGATTGCCGTGGTTGATTGGAGATGTTCAGAATCGAGTCCCTGACTGGCCTTGCTGATGCCTGTGCGGGTTTCCTTGACTTGATCGAGATACTGTAGCAACGGGAATGCGGCTGCTCCCACAAAAGGCATTTCCAGCATTTGGATTGCTCCAGCCTGCCTCATTGGAATCAGTGCCCCGACCTCATCATTTGCCAGATCCTCCCAATCCACAGCAGACTCGAGGTAGGAAATGCGGGGTCTGGTGGACAGAGACAGAGAGTCGAGCATGTTCCGCATGACTGCCGACTTGATCCGTTGGATGTCTGCGAGTTCATCGTAGAGAGACATCCCTCGCCAGGTGTGCTGTAAGGGATCTTTGCGGATGAGGAGGAAGGGATGAGAATCGACAGGTTCGTTGAGCAGGATTTCATGGGCATTGCCAATTGTGCAGACTCGTCGCAACTCTGGCACTCCATCACCATCTGCATCCACTCGGACATAACTCTCGACATACTGGACTAGACGGTTGGCTGGATCTGCATCCGTGTCGTCCTCTTCTCGCCAGTTCGGATGCCGCAGATTCCACTCTTCGTTTGACCTAAAATCATCCTCATATCCCTTGAACTCGATGATCGTCTCATAGGGGTATCCCAGTTCGACTAGGTCTCCGACTCTCAGCAGTTGTCGATGGGCAATGATCTTGGCATCTTCCAGACTTGTTGCTGTGCGGTTGATCAAAAATTCTTCTGGTGGGAGGCATTCTAGTCTCGTTTTGCCTCTCGGAATTCGTCTGGTCAGCACCACGTTGTAGAGACCAGGTTGCTCCTCGATCTCCTCTGACTGTGTGACCTCAAAACCTTCCTGAACGAACAGACCAATCTGCAACTCATCAAGGCCCATCAGTTCCCGTGTCTGGATGTCGTACAGAGTCTCATGCCAGCATTTAATGATGCCCTCGCCTTTGATCAGGCAATCTTTCATTGCGTCTGCGAACACGGAATATGCGTTGCTCTGTTGCATCATCCAATTGACCAACTCTGTCGCTTGTGCTGCACCTGCCACATCTTCGGGACCACGGGGGATGAACTCGCAAGGTTTCTCATGAGAGAAGAAGACCCGCATCAAGGAAGGGAGCATCGAATGTACGGCATCATGGACTTCCCGACTGACCACCTGAGACCTGCCATCTTCTTCTGCAGGGGAGTCTCCACTGTCAGAGAACGGGGCACCGAGGTAATATCTAAACGCAGAGGCACGGACGGGACTGACCTCGTCATCAATATGGTCCACGGAGTCTTGGATCGTGCCAGCAATCCAGGCTTTGAGGTCTTCTGCAGTCATTGCTTGGGGGGATTCAGCCATTTATTTCTTCTTTGCCGTTTTTGCGGATTGTTTGAATGCCTTGGCAGTCGGTGCGCCTGCCGATCCAGGTTTTCGCATTCTCTCCACCTTCACGTTCTTGCCTGCCTTCTTTGCAGCTTTCTGTGCTGCAATCCTCTTTTTCTTCTTGTGGATGTTTGCGTAGAGTCCTGGTTTCATCTCAACAGTTCCATTGTTTGCGGGACCAGTAATTTGCTTTGAGCTTGGATGTGGACTTGATGCCCCCTGAACGGGCACAGTAGGATTTTTTGCGGGAAGGCTGGTCCTTCTTGATCGTCAGACCCCCTTTGACATCACCAAAGCGGACAAGACGCACGGTGTCTCCTTCTTTGGCAAGGACCTCAAACTTCTTCTTTCCGTCTGTGGCACGACGAGGTTTGTTGTACCCGCTGAAGGTCTTCCCACGGTAGGTGATTGCCATCTGTCTCCAGATAATTCGGATTACTCAGATTACCGGAAACTGCAGCAAGGATTTGCAGGAGATGCAAGTTAAATGTGGGTTAGTCGAAATGTCGGATGATCTCGTAGGCAACCTGCGGAACGATTGCGTTGCCTAGTGCCTTCAGTCGTTGGGTTCTTCCCTTCTTCTGTGTGGTCACTCTGGGAATTCCGTCTTCCCAGGACCCGTCTCCCCATCGTCGAGGGAAGTCCAACCCTTCGGGTATCCCATTAAGGCTTCCACCCAATCTGCCGATAAACTTCCCTGGGTTTGTGTTTGTTGGTAAACCATTACCGGCAGTTTGCCACTGTCCCTCTCCCCCCGAAATGTTTGATTCGGTGAATCCTTGTAATCTTGTGCCATCGGAGTGGGCCACATCCGTGCTGCATTCGCTAGGGTTAGTCCAAATCCGTTGCCGTTCCCTGAGCTCTCCTTTGCTCGAGCTCGTCTCTGAAGCATCTTGTCCAGATCCTTTGTCTCGAACTGATTGGCACTTGGAGTAGGCCACATCCCCCTCTGTACTGCCTGCACTGTTTCGGAGAGATTCTTGGTTCCGTTGTCCAACCTCTTCTGAATACTCTGATCGTTTGTCCTTGGCCCTGCCCCCTTGAAGTCCGTTGCCCTCGGAGTGGGCCACATCTGACCTGGACTCACTGGATGCTGCTGTACATACTCCTCTGGGGTCGGATTCCGACCTTCCCGAAACTTGTCCGACCTGACTGCCTCGGTTGCCCTCGGTGTTCCCAGCATCCCGCTTTGCAATGATCCAGACTCGGTCTCTGCGGTGGAGGGCATTTTGACTGCAAGCTGGAAGTATAACCGTCCCCGTGGCGTAGTCTTCGGCTTCCAGGTCAGCCAGCACCTCGTCGAGTGCCATGTTGATGAGACCAGCAACGTTTTCAGCAAGGACCCAAGTGGGTTGTGCTTCGACAATAACTCGGAGCATTTCCTTCCAAAGCCAACGGTCATCTTCCTTGCCTCTTTGCTTCCCGGCAGCACTGAACGGTTGACACGGGAATCCGCCTGTGACGAGGTCAACTCCTCGGAAGGGGGTTGCGTCAAAGTCGTGGATGTCTGAATGGATGGGTATACCTGGGAATCGTCTTGAAAGAAGTCGCTTTGGAAAATCTTCATATTCTACAAATCCTACTGTGGTGAAACCTGCCCAACCTGCAGCAAGCGCAAAGCCTCCGATCCCACTGAAGAGATCGAGATGCGTTCTCACTCCTCGTCCTCCTTGATCCTCGATGGAGTCGGTCCCACCTGTCCCTGGTACTTCCCTCGGTACGGTCTCTTCGACTGTCCATGAAGGTTGTGCATCACCAGTTGGCAGATCCGCATGTTGGGTTTCAGCAGTACCGGAGCATTGGATTGATTCACCAGTTCCAAAGTGATCTGTCCGGTGAATCCTGCATCGATGAATCCTGCATTCTGTACCTGGATGCCTAACCTTCCAACACTCGATCTGCCATGCACGACTGCACACATATGGTCTGGCACTTTGATGAGCTCATTGGTGCTTGCCAGCACAAATTTACCTGGGTAGAGCACAAAACTCTCAACGGGTGCCAGTTTGTGCGGGTAGTCCTCATTTGTTGTGAGGTATGGACGATCCTCCGGTAGATGTGGCACCAGGTAGTCTTCTGCCAGGGTCAGATCCACAGAACAGGGTCCCAAATGGACATCACTGGGGATGTAGCCAGAGTGGATCAATTCCATCAGTTTCTCGTCCGATAAGACCATAAAAAATTCCTATATATATATGGTATGAATTGCTGGGGAGTTTCGGGGGGATTTGGTTGGAAAAAGTTGGAACCTCAAACCACTCCTCCCACGTTCCTTCTCCTCCCTCTCTTCTTCCTCCGATACTGTCCTGATGCTCCTGCTGCTGTACTCGCAAAGGTCAGCACCAACGAGTCTGCAAAGTCTGTTGATCTGCCCAACCTCTTCTTGGTCTCTGCCTTCGATTCCACCAACATCTTCCCCGATGAATTGAACGAGTACCTTGGTGCCGTGAGGTCTGCGATCAGAGAATCATCATTTGGGATCTGCACTTCCTCGTTGAACCATTGCTTCGTCAAGTCCCACAACTCTGCACGGAGATTGGCGTATCGGTCTGCCATTGCTGGGGATTCACTCACATTCACCCCTCTGGCACTGATGTCGAGTTCCCGCAGTCGGTCCAGCACTCCTGCACCCAATCCGATACTGTCCACCAAAATCTCCTCTGGAGGTTCGTCTGCACTGTTCAGGAGATCCAGCACCCGTCCTGCAAGTTCCATCAAGGAGAGTTTCTTCCAACTGTGCAGTTCGATCAGGTGTCTGCCCTGACGGATACAGAGCACACTCGCATCGTCTCCATATCGTGCGACATCCAATCCCCAGACTACGGGGGTTCCTTCCGGTTGCTCGACTACTCTCTTTGATGCCTGCTCCACGGCATGGAGACTGATCAGGGTGTCGTCCTCTGCAGTTGGAAACTCACCATAAACCCGCACTTTCATCGCGTTGCTACCGATCCCGTACTTGACCTCCATTTCCTTGATGAAATCTGGAGAGACCAGGGGAGAATCAAGGCAACTCACCTGTTTCGTCCACCAACTGTCCCGCAATCGGGTGTGCGTCTCAAAGAAATATCCTGATGATCTGGTGGGGTTGCCGAGCAGAATCGTTGTGGCATCCTTCCCAGACATCGAACCATACGCAGCCTCAAAAACCGACTCCGGTACCCCTGATGCCTCATCGACCACTAGCAGGACATGATCTGCATGGACTCCTGCCAGGGATTCTGGGGATTCGGATCTGCTTGTTCGGGCTGAGATGAATGCCTCAGTCGGAGAAGAACCCAACTCAATCCGGTCGGACTTCATCTCCAGCAACGATTTGATCGGAGTGGGGAGTTCCTTGATCCAGCGCTTGCACTCTGCAAACAGGGCATCGAACAACTGGGATGCCGTTGGTGCTGTGACCACGATCTTGACCGGATACCTCGTCAGGAGGAACCAGATCATCAACCAACTTGCACAGGAGGATTTCCCGACCCCGTGTCCAGAGCGGATGCTGCACCTCCGCTGTCCCTTTGCCACTGCAGACATCACCTCCCTTTGCCAGTCCTGGGGGGTCACGCCCAGCAGGTCCTCGACAAACAGGTCTGGATGCTTCTCGTAGGTAAGGATGAGTTCACTGAGTTGCATTATTGGTCCTTCAAATCGTCAATGATGATGGCACCTTCCTCTCCCCAGATTTTCTCGGCACTGATTTTCCAGATTGAGGAGTCTTCTTCGCGGAGGCAGTCGAAACTCTTGATGAAGTTGTCCAGGTCCGGTCTCTGTCGGTGGGGGGTGCTCACCATCTGCAGGCGTTTGCGTTTGGACCAGGACCTCGGCATCGGCACGATGAACCGGACATGGAAGGCATCTGGTAACTCCCAGCCATCGGATTGAGAACGCATCTCATCGGCAAAGGCTCGGTAGGACAGAACAGAAGGTCTGCGCTTCCATTTGTCTGCCCTCGTCATCCTCGGTTTGGCAACTGGGCAAATTTTGAAAATTTTTAGCATGGGAGTGCCGTTCTGGGTTCTAGGGGGTACGGGGGGAGTACGTCACCTTGATGTCGTGCGAGGTGCAGATTTGTTTTATTTTTGACAAGTCTGCAGAAACCTTTTCACCAAACAAATGTATGCGTGGTCGGTGAGCTGGGAAATAATGGGCATAACTCAACACCTGACCGAGTGCAGATTTCCAATTTCGGATATGCTTCACCTCAATCACTTCTTCTTCTGTTAGTAAATCAATGCGGCCTGCATCACAGCGAACCTCCAACTGTCCTCCGACTTTTTGCCAAAGGGAATATTGAACCTGTTCTTCTGGACACTTGAACTGTTGGGTTTTTAATTTTCGCTCCCTGCGTCTTTGCGTCTCTCGTCTTTCCTGGGCACGTTTATAGCGAGCTTCTCGAATTTTGTTCTTTTCTTGTTGAAGTCTTCTTTTTTCTTCCTGCCCAAACTTGCCAAGAGGAGTGTCTAAGAAATCCTTAAGTTCTTGTTTCTGTGCCTGAATCTTTGCTTTTCTTCGCTTATTCCTACGTCTTGCTCCGAGACGACCACTGGGTGTCTGCCTGTCATGTTTTTTCTCCAGTCTTGTGCAATCTCGACATCGATAACGCAGACCATCTGCTGCCGTGGACTTGCGTTTGTTACTAGGAGCAAAATGCTCTGGGGTTCTGGGGAACCATTGCTTGCAGCAAGGGCATTGTTTTTGTTCTGCCTCATTTAACATCGCAAAAAGTTTTCAGAAGTAAGTACAGAGGTAGGTCTTTGCGCCCACGCACCCGCTAAAGGAAATCGACCACCCCAGGGGGGGGGTCTGCGAAAATTGAGCTCTGGCCCCAGATGTTGCCCTTTTTGTTGCCCTTATCGGTCATATCCTGCTCGATCCCAGTTTTTCTGCGGTTTGTCGGTTCCCACCCTCGCCACCAACTGATAAAATCTATATGTTCGATAATATTGGTTAACGAACATATGGTCCAGTATTTATGCGGCATAGAGCAGATAAAAGTTGTATCAGAATCGCGCACACATTAACCCTCACCGTCCTCTGTTTTCCCTTGATCTTGCAGCTTCTTTTGCTCTTCAATGCGTTTCTGTGCTTTTGCTTTCAGTGCAGCAAGGTGTTTGGTTTGCTCATCATTGACAGTAATCTCGGTAGCACGACGGTCACCAAAGATGTCTGGAGTCAAGCGACTTGCCATCCATTGACTGGCCTTGATGGCAACATCGGCAGTCTTGGCATCAATGCGCTTGTTCAGCATGTCGGTCACATATTGCTCAGTCTGCATGGCATGCAGCACACCTCTCGCTTGCAATGCTTCTCGGTATGGTTCTTTATTCTCCGGTTTGTTCATCCACTTCCAGAGAGCAACAGCAGAGACTCCTCGTTCTGTAGCGAGTTCTAGCAAGGTTTCCCCATTTCCCAGACGGTCACAGAGTTCCTCGATCTCATAAAACGGTTGTGCTTTTCTGCCTGGGTCTTTTCGTGCTGGCATATCTGTCCCTATCTTGTCCCTATCTGTCCCTATCTCCTTAAAAAACATAGGGACAGAATTACTTCAATAATTTAAGTTATTTACAACGCAAAACACTTACTGTCCCTATGTCCCTATCAAAATCGTGCAAAACACTGGGAAAGTAC